ACCTTCATGTTGATTACTGTAACGTAGATTCGAAGGATCTTTGAATGTAATCCACGGGTGACCCGTTTCGAAGATCATTCGGAGCATCTTCTTCCAAAGTTCCTTCGCATCTACTTTCTTGAACGTCTTAAGTTCACCAGCCTTACCTTTTTTAACACATTCTGCATACTCATTTTCGAACTCTTCACCCCAGCTTTCGTGAAGTTTCGGACACTCATATGGACTAAACAAATACCAATCGCCATTCTTCTTAACTTGCTTAATAAACAAGTCAGGAATCCAATTGGCCGTATTCATATCATGAGTACGTTTGCGTTCGTCGCCTGTGTTTTTCTTCAGTTCAAGAAATTCATTGATCTCACCATGCCATGTTTCAAGATAACCACAACCGGCACCCTTACGTTTACCACCTTGGTTAACAGCAACTAGCATATCATTATAGATCTTCCAAAAGTAAACTGCGCCTTGAGACAAACCGTTAGTGCCTCGAATAAGATTACCAGCAGGTCTAAATGGAGTTAAGTCCATACCTAATCCACCTGCATACTTACTCTTGAGTGCCTCTTGGTGCAAGCCATCGAAGATACCGTCAATACTATCTTCGAAAGTTGAAAGAAAGCAGGATGAAAGCTGATTATGAACACAACCAGAATTAAACAAGGTAGGCGTAGATGACATGAATGTAAACGTCGACAGGACGTCATAGAACTTTTTAGCCCACTCGTTCTTATTTTCTTCTTTGATTGCAAGTCCCATTGCAACTCTCATCCAAAATGCTTGAGGGGTTTCTAACCTCTTTTGATCGATATGAAGAAGGTAACGATCATAAATTGTTTGAATACCAAGATACTCAAAATTATCGTCGCGTTCAAGCTTTAGATAATTAGAGAGATCTTTAAGATCAAACTTATTAAGTTCTTTTGATACAATACCTTGAGTAATAAGAGTTTTTAAGTTAGTGATAAAACACTTACGGTATTGTAGTTCATAAGCATCTTGGTCTGCGCTTTCTTTAAATACTTCTTTTACTATAGTCTTATGCAATAGTCTTGCTGCTACTTTCTTATAAAGAGGTTCTTGTTCAATCAAAGCTCTTGCAGACTTAATAAGAGACTTATCAATATCTGAAGTTTTAACTCCGTCAAATAGTTTAATTCGTGCATTATAGATAATACTATCTACATCAACATTGTCTAGATTTTCGCATGCCCGGACAACGCAAGCTTTAATCTTGCTCTCGTCAAAAGCAGCTTTCCGTCCATTTCGTTTAATTACATTCATATCAAATTCTATTGCTAAATATATAGGCTGTCAACCCGGAAATTCTCTGGTAAAAGGGTACATTTTTATTTGTAAAAAATAGGTCTGTATTAATGTACTGATCACTCATACTACTTACATTATCAAAAGGGTAAATACCCATATCATACAATTCGTATGAGTTTTGTGTATCGGCATTAAACTCGGATAATAAAGTTCGGTATTCTTTAAAATCTGAGGTACAAGATAAAAGTTTTATTAGATGTTTATAATTATAGTTACCTTCTAGAAATATACCATAAAAATGTCTATTAGTATCAGTGTGTTTAATCCGTACTGGATTTAAACTTTTATCAATAAGTAGACGTTGTTCATCGTACTTATTTTTTATCTGAAAACCGTAAAACAGAAATGAATCGTTTTGTAAAAACTCAGTGTAATCTGCGTAACTTAAAGACAGTGAAGTATCACTTTGTAAATCTATTGGCACTAACATAAAACTATTATAAAAAAATGCCGAATTAGATCAAGATATTGGAAAGGTTCTAATTAAAATAAGATTCGGTAAACTATAAACTTTACCGAATTTTGATGAAGGTTCTTGAATTGTAATAGTAACTTTATCTCCGGTTACTACAGGGCCTTGTATAATTTTTCCGCCTACTTGACGAATAACTTTAATTGCACCAGTATTTACGTCAACAGTCTTTAAAGTATTATCATTATGTAAAGTAACCGTGACTAAATCTTTGTGCATTTAAGTATTTATCACTTCTTAGCAGTAGTTTTCTTATCTAAAGCTCCTAAAATTTGTTCTACTTTATTGTTAATATCTGTAAGCAGGGTTTTATTAGCTTCAATAGAAGCATTTAATACATTAACGGTTTGCAATGAGGTGTTCAATTCATTTCTTAAACTACTAATTTCAATGTCCTTTTTATCAAGCTGTTTAAAAAGGTCGTTAATTTTTTGAATTTCGTCTTGTGATAGTGCCATATAATCATTTATTGCATAGGTTGTCCTAATCCAGGTGGGGGGGTAGAAGATTGTGTTTGCCGCTCATTTTGTTTTTTAATTTCATCTGTTAGGTGTTTAATTACTATTTTTGTTTCACCTGGGGTCATTTTAAGATAATCAGAAGGCGGTATATGTAATTTACTACTACATATATATTCGTAATATAATAAATTTTTTAAACTATCTGATAAACTAAGTTTTAAGATAGAAAACAATTCTTCTTGTTTAAAGCTGAAAGAATATTTAGTTGAATCCTTTTCGTTACGAATCTCAAATAGATTAACTGTTTTCTGTTTAAGTTTATAAGTATTATCTTTTATTTTTTTTAATAATTGATAAGGTAAATTTTCTAAATATTGTTCAGATTCATTATAAGTTAAATTTCCTAAAAATATTTTTTCATCTTCTATTTGAATTTTGTTGACACAGTCATAAAATGAGTTAAAGAAAGAGATTTTAACTGGAAAACCACACGTTACTTTTATTCCGTTATATTCTACAGTAAAGTTTTTATCTTCATAGTTATCTAATATAATTTTTTCTATATAGGATATACTGATAGAGTTTTTTGTTTTATCTTTTGAAACTAAATCTAATGTACCTCCTAAACAATTTTTACGTACATTGATAAGTATTAAAAATTTATCTAGACAATTTATGTTGTTTACTTCTTTTACTAATTCATAAACTAGATTATCTAAGTATTCACAGAGTAATTCATTATCAGACGTCTCTATAAACTTTTGAATAGTGATTAAGTGGTGATTTGTTATTTCTTTACAGTATACTTTTCTACCTTTTGTTATTTCTACAGGATAGTAAAAGTCTAAACTCACATATTATTTTATAATAATATTAAAATCCTCCACGCTGGAACGGAGATATGCGAGGTATAAGTTTATTCAAACCGCCAGATGATATTTTGTTAATAATATCAGGTAAAGGTAAATATAAATTGTTTTGAATAGCATAATTTGAATAACTCCAAGTAGTAGAATTTATTTCCATTGCTTCTGCATCATATGTAAGATTTTGATTGCTTACTGATATAGGAAAACAATTATAAAACGTCCAAATCTTACGAGGTATTTGAGATAACTTTTGATATGATCTAGTAAATTGTAAAATAGAAATAGTTGTTGACATATCTCTAAAATCTCCAGGTGGTCTTGCAACAAAACCAAAATGACTTGATAGCATTGACCATGGTCTTACTACGAAATCAGCAAATGATGTATTTGTTTCTCTAAATTGTATAGTTAAATTATCAAAAGTGTTTTTACCTTCACTAACTTGACCGGGAATAAACCCTCTTTGTTTATCTCCAAATATTTTATTTTTAGATACGGCTAAATTTTGAGAACTTGGTATATTAATACCTTGAGCAAATACACAACCAATAACTTTATTAAGAGGGTATGATTTTAATATACTTACTGCTTGTGATATATCAAAATTATTGATATTACCTTGTCTGTCTTCTAATGATTGAATTACTTGTGTTTGTAATAACTGAGGATAACCTTGAATTAATAACATCCATTGCGTTCTTAATGGAATAGTTGTAAACCAAGACTCCATTTGAGTTAAAAAGAAGTCTCTTGTACTTATTAAAGGTGTACCAGGTACCGTAAAACCAAAAATTGATGTAACTGAAGGTTGAGATAGAGGGTTTTGACCAGTGAGTAACCCACTTGCGTTTTGACCTATACCTCTTATCACATCTGTAAATGGATTATTCACTAATATTATTTAGGTTTGTTATATAATGTAAGGGTACCTTTAAAGAATTCTTTTTTACACTTATATTTTTTAGATAATGACATCCAAACTTTTTGAGCTTCATCACTTGCACTATGAAAACATGTTTTTAATGCTCCTTCTTTTTTAATTACATGTTCATATAAACATTTACCGTAACCTTTACCTCTAAATCGGTGTTCTATAAAAGAAGAACCGACAAAAAGATAATCGTCTTGCTTTTTGTCGGTATATACTGATAAACAACCAGCTCTAGAACGTTTGACGTTCTTTTTAATGTACATTACATATTCTGTGAAGGCCGGTCCTTTATCGACCTCGAATATAACCTGTGTCATAAATCATATTAACGTCGTCTGAAGTAATGGTAAGCCATTGTTGCATTAAATGTAACAAACTGACCACTACCTGATGAAATGTTGTAAGATAATTCACCAACATTTCTAACTGAAGCACCAACTAACTGGTATTGAGCAATTGCATCTAATTGTGTGTCTAACTGAACTAAATCAATAACAGCAGATTGTCTTGGTGCAAAATAATTACCCGTACTAGTTGCATCATCAAAGATGTCTCTAGACATATCTTCAAACTTTTGTCTAATTTGGGAATTTTGATCACAGTAAAAGGTGAGACTATAACCATCACTACCAGGGTATGTTACATTTCCTGGAACATTAAATGTTAATCCCATGTAAGGTACTGGTACATTTGTTATATTTCTACCCGGTAAATTAGCAGCAGTACAATATACAAGATCGTCTTCATCAAAAGTAACGGTGCTAGCACCGCCAGAGTCTAAACTTAAGACTCTGAATTGAAAATCTCTTGCGAAATCACGTTCTACTGCTACTCTGTAAAAATCAGAAATTGTTTGACGTACGTCTGGCATATCATTATTTATGCTAACTAGTCATCTTTTGATAAAAAAAGCCAGGCCTTTCGACCTGGCTTAGAC